AGCCATAACAAGAAGTCGTGGTCCTCTCTTTAAGTTTCTAACAGAAGGATCTCTGCAGAACACGACGGGATCAAGAGCCCAACGTGTAAAGTTAGCATCGACAAAGAAGGGTGTTGAGAACTTTTTAACGGGTTCTCTTCTTGAAGTTAGGCCCATGGCCATTAATAAACTTCAGGGTCTACGTCCTAAGGTCTCGACGATTGACGAGTGGCTTTCTGGAGATATTCGAGAGGATGTTGTTGGTGCTATAGAACAGGGAGCCTCGAAACTTGAGGACTATTTGATTATCGCAGTCAGTTCTGAAGGAACCGTTCGCAATGGTTCCGGTGATACCATTAAGATGGAACTAGCAGATATTCTTAAAGGTGAGTATTCTGCTCCACATGTTTCTATATTTCATTACAAACTCGATGAACTTGAGGAAGTCAAGGATCCATCTAGTTGGCTTAAGGCGAATCCCAACCTTGGTAGAACCGTTAGCTATGATACTTATCATCTAGATGTTGAGCGAGCTGAAAAGGCTCCTGCGTCTAGGAATGACATTCTCGCTAAGCGTTTTGGGTTACCAATGGAAGGGTTTACCTACTTCTTCACTTATGAGGAGACTCTTACCCATCGTCCTCGTGAGTTTTGGGAGATGCCTTGTGCTCTTGGTGCAGACCTTTCTCAAGGAGACGACTTCTGTGCGTTCACTTTCCTTTTCCCACTTCGAAATGGCTTCGGTATAAAGACTCGAAGTTACATAACATCGTTGACTTTGATGAAACTTCCTGGAGCAATGCGTCATAAGTATGAAGAGTTTATAAATGAAGGCAGTTTGCACGTACTTGACGGAACAATCTTAGACATGATGGAAGTCTACGATGATCTCGACGCATTTATTGAGACCTCCAAGTACGATGTTCGTGCAGTTGGGTATGACCCGTATAATGCTAAAGAGTTTATGACTCGATGGGAAGCAGAAAACGGACCTTTCGGTCTTGAGAAGGTCATTCAAGGCTCTAGAACAGAATCGGTTCCTCTTGGTGAACTTAAGATTTTGAGTGAGGAGAGACTTCTTCAGTTTGATCAGGATCTGATGTCTTTCACAATGGGAAATGCCATAACTCTTGAGGATACGAATGGTAACCGAAAGCTTTTTAAGAAACGTAGAGAAGAAAAGATAGACAACGTAGCAGCCATGATGGATTCCTACATCGCTTGGAAGGCAAATAAGGAGGCGTTCGAATGATATGTTCTAGGAAGGAGGTGACCTATGAGTGCATTCACATCTAGGTTGAAGCACGCGTGGAATGCTTTCTCGAAAGAAAGTGAGACGAACCTTTTCCAACCATTCGACGGGATGAACATATCGTCAGGCTATGGAACTCGGCCTGATCGCATTCGGTATAGGCATTCTAACGAGCGCTCCATCATCTCCTCAATATACACACGCCTTAGTATTGACGTAGCTTCGGTTGATATTCGTCATGTTCGTCTTGATAAAGACAAACGATATATCGAGGACATAGATAGCGGACTCAATAATTGTTTGAATCTAGAGGCAAACTTAGATCAGGCAGCTCGAGCTTTTAGGCAAGACATGGTTATGACTCTCTTCGACAAGGGCGTCGCTGCTGTGGTTCCGGTAGATACTACTCTTGATCCTTCGGTGTCTGGTTCATTCGATGTAAAGACCATGCGAGTTGGAGAGGTTATTACTTGGTATCCTAAGCATGTTCTGGTTAGTCTCTATAACGAGGCCCTTGGCTATCGTCAAGAGATTGTTCTAGAGAAGAAATATGTAGCAATTGTCGAGAATCCTCTTTACTCGGTAATGAATGAACCGAACTCAACGCTTCAGAGGCTTATTCGTAAACTAAACATGCTAGATGCTGTTGACGAAGCGTCTAGTTCTGGAAAACTTGACCTGATTATTCAACTACCGTACGTTATCAAGTCTGAAGCTCGTAGATTACAGGCAGAACAACGTCGTACAGATATTGAGTTCCAGTTGAAGGGTAGCAAGTACGGCATCGCCTATACGGACGGCACTGAGAAGGTCACACAACTTAACCGTCCTGCTGAGAACAACCTGCTTGCTCAGGTTACATATCTTACTGCAGAGTTGTATGCGCAATTAGGCATAACTGCAGAAGTTATGAATGGCACGGCCGACGAGAAGGCCATGCTTAACTACAATAACCGAACAATTGAGCCCGTTCTATCTGCTTTTACTGAAGCTATGAAGCGTACATTCCTTACCAAGACGGCTCGATCTCAAAATCAATCCATTATGTTCTTTAGAGATCCGTTCAAACTTGTTCCGATTATTAATATTGCTGAGATCGCAGACAAGTTTACTCGGAATGAGATTCTATCTTCTAATGAGTTTAGGTCTGTCATCGGCTTCAAACCTTCATCTAATCCGAAGGCTGATCAACTTATTAATAGTAATATGCCTCAGCCGTCGGTAACTCCGTCGGAAAAGCCATCGGCTACTTTAAAGGTGGATGAGATTTTAACGAGACTAAACGGTAACGTGCCGGCTCCGTCGGGGTCAGCAAACCCAGTAGTAATAAATAATTCAGGAAGGAGACAGTCGTAATGGAAGCTGATTTCAGCGGTTACGCCACGAAGGCTGGCCTCAAGTGCTCCGACGGTCGGACTATCATGCCGGAAGCATTCAGGCAAAGTGATGGTTTGAAGGTTCCTCTCGTTTGGCAGCATGGCCACAATGATCCCGGGAACGTACTTGGTCACGCGATGCTCGAAAGTCGTGAAGACGGGGTTTACGCATACGCGTTTTTCAATGACACAGATCCAGCTAAGCAGGCCAAGGTTCTCGTCCAGCACGGGGACATCACGGCGCTGTCAATCTACGCCAATCAGTTGATTGAGCGAAGCAAGCAGGTCTTTCACGGAGTGATTCGTGAAGTCAGCTTGGTTCTTTCAGGAGCAAATCCTGGAGCACTCATCGATAACGTCACTATTGCTCACGCCGATGGAGATATCGATACCCTTGAGGACGAGGCTATCATCTACACCGGTCTTCCTCTGGATCTTGACTTTAAGCACGAGGATAAGCATGAGGATAAGTCTGCTGACGAGCCGGTGGTAGAACCAGTAGTTGAACATGCGGATCCGTCTGCAGAGCCTACTGTTCAAGAGATCTATGACACTCTGAACGAAGAGCAGAAGACTGTTGTAAACTACATGATTGGAGTCGCCCTCGAAGAGGCCTCCGCCAACACCGTCGTCGCACAGTCCGATGAGAGTGCCTCAACGGTAAACGAACTCACCACGGTAGCACACTCAGATACCACCACAGATGAGGGTGACCTCAATTCCAAGGAAGGAAGCGACTCCATGGCCCACAAAGAAGGAACCGAAGAGATGACGCACAACGTTTTCGAGCAGAACGGCATCACCAAGACGAGTGGCCCCACGCTCTCTCACGACCAGCTCAAAGCCATCGTAGACGACGCGCAACGACTCGGTTCTCTTAAGGAGTCGTTCTTGGCGCACGCTGTTGAGTATGGCATCGAGAACATCGATTTCCTGTTCCCGGATGCTCGAAATGTCACCTCAGTCCCAGACGTCATCAGTCGTCGTATGGAGTGGGTGCAGTCTGTCATTGGAAACGCCAAGCACTCTCCGTTCTCTCGCATCAAGTCCACTGCGGTCGACATCACCGCCGAAGAGGCTCGCGCCAAGGGCTATGTCAAGGCGACCCTCAAGAAGGAAGAGGTCATCAAGCTCCTGAAGCGAGTGACCACTCCGACAACGGTCTACAAGAAGCAGAAGCTTGACCGTGACGACATCATCGACATCACGGATCTTGACGTTGTTTCTTGGCTAAAGGCAGAGATGCGCGTCATGCTGGATGAGGAGCTTGCTCGTGCGGTCCTGATTGGTGACGGTCGTGATCCAGAGTCTGAGGACAAGATCGACGAGGCTTGCCTTCGTCCGATTGCGTGGGACGACGAGATGTACGCGCACCTGGTTACGGTTGCGTCCAACATTTCAGGAGATGCCATCGTCGAGGCTATCCTTCGCTCGCGCACGTATTACAAGGGAACCGGAACTCCGACGCTTTACACCACGGATTCCATTCTTACTGACATGATCCTCCTCAAGGATGGCATGGGACGCCGTCTCTACCCGACCGAGACCGAGCTTGCTGCGGCTCTTCGAGTCAAGGAGATCGTCGTCGTTGAGGTCATGGAGGATGTTCCTGACCTCCTTGGCGTTGTTGTCAACATTGCGGACTACACCATGGGTGCTGATCGTGGTGGAGTTATCTCGATGTTCGACGACTTCGACATCGACTACAACCAGTACAAGTACCTGATTGAGACTCGCGTCTCTGGTGCGCTGACGAAGCCCAAGTCGGCCATCATCATCAAGCGAGTGTCTGGTACGACTGCTTCTCCGACGGTTCCGACCTACAACTCTGGAACTCACACCATCACGATTCCGACCGTTGCTGGTGTCGTCTACACGGTTGATGACGTTCCTGTTATTGGCGGCCCGCTTGTCATCACCGAGACCACCGTGGTTGAGGCTGTTCCGGACACGGGATACTCGTTCCCGCACAACATCGACACCGACTGGACCTTCATCTACATCCCCTGATCCAAGAGGAGTAATGCGATGGCAAAGTTCTACGGCGAAATCGGATACGGTTTTCATGAAGAAACTGGTATAGGAACGGGCGTATGGGAAGACACCATCGTCGAATTTAAATATTATGGCGATGTGGTTAAAAACATACGCAAGCTTCAAGATGGCGAGAGCGTTAATGACGATCTCACTGTCGGTAATTCCATCAGTATTGTCGCCGATGCATACGCCAGCGAACACTTCTTTGCCATTCGATACATCAAGTGGGCGGGGACTCTATGGACGGTTTCAGACGTCGAGGTGCAGAGTCCCCGCCTTCTCTTGAGGTTGGGAGGTGTCTATAATGGCCCAAAGGCTTCAACTCCAGGCAATCCTTGAGAGTGCCCTTGGGGGCAGTCAAGTCTATTTTCAACCACCGGCCAACATTCAAATGCAGTATCCGTGTATCGTCTACAAACGAGATCTAGCAATTACCCAATTCGCTAGCAATAATCCATATCGATATACCAAACGTTACATGGTGACTGTTATTGACCGGAATCCAGATAGCAGCATTCCAGATAAAGTCGCCGCTTTGCCGATGTGCACCTTTAACAGGTTCTTTACGGCAGACAATCTCAACCATGATGTCTTCAACCTTTACTTCTAGCTAGAAAGGAACGACCATGACCCTTCTTACATGGGACACGATCGGAGCGCGACGCTACGAGACCGGCGTAGACCACGGCGTCTTGTACATTCCGGATATCGGGGGAGTCTATGACACCGGTTTCGCCTGGAATGGACTGACGACTGTCACCGAGTCACCGTCGGGTGCTGAGGCAACCCCTCAGTATGCTGATAACATCAAGTATCTGAACTTGATTTCGGCTGAAGAGTTCGGTGCTACCATCGAGGCCTTCACGTATCCTCCGGAGTTTGCTCAGTGCGATGGAACAGCGGAGCCAGAGGTTGGTGTCACCGTTGGACAGCAGTCTCGGCAGGCGTTTGGACTTGCTTACCGGACGCGACTCGGAAATGATGTTTCTGGGACCGACTATGGTTACAAGCTGCACCTCATCTACAACGCGCTTGCAAAGCCTACTGAGAAAGCATACGGAACCGTCAATGATTCTCCAGAGGCAATTGCTTTCAGTTGGGAAATCAGCACGACGGCAGTTGCAGTGGCTGGCTACAAACCTACTGCAGTCATGACGGTTGACTCAACAAAGGTGGATGCTCCGGCGTTGGCCCTTCTTGAGGCTGCTCTGTATGGTGGGGTTAGCTCTGACCCCAGGCTTCCTACTCCTGCGGAAGTCATTGCCTTCTTCGCTGGTACTGTTGTTGAGGCGATTCCGACTGAGCCGACCTTTGTTCAGCTCACCAACACTATCACCGTTCCTACGATCACGGGCGTTGTCTACGACATTAACGGAACGACCGTTTCTGGTGCAGTTGTTATCACCGAAGACACGCTGGTTAAGTGTCACCCTGCAGCAGGCTACAAGTTCCCTGCTGTGGTGGACGTCGACTGGTTCTACCCCTTCGTGTAGAACCTCAATGAAAGGAGGGCCAGAGAGTGCTCACAATAGAAGTTCCAATGGTGGAAGCATTCGATGAAGAAAAGAGTGAGTTCATAACCGTCGAGATGTTTACTTTGGAGTTGGAGCACTCTCTGGTCTCTCTGTCAAAATGGGAGTCGTTTTACGAGAAACCTTTCTTAAATGATGGTGATAAGACTACGGAAGAGACGCTGTGGTACATCAAAGCGATGGTACTTACACCGAAAATTCCCCCGGAGGTTTTTCAGAAATTATCAAATGAAAACTTCGCGGAAATTAACCGTTACATAAACGCTAAGATGACGGCAACGTGGTTTAGTGAAAAAGAAGGACAAGGGAGTGGGCGTGAGGTTGTTACTGCGGAGATCATCTACTATTGGATGATCGCACTAACCATTCCGTTTGAATGCCAATATTGGCATTTGAACCGTCTTCTAACACTAGTTAAGGTTTGTAATCAAAAGAATGCTCCTCAGAAGAAGATGAGTAGAAGCAGTCTTGCGCAGCGAAACCGAGAACTTAATGAAGCTCGAAGGGCACAGTTCAAAACTTCTGGATAAAACATAAGTTAAGGAGCCTAATATGATCTCTATGGAATCGTCGGGCTCCTTTGCGAGAACGGAGTCTTTCTTAAAGTCGGTGTCTGGTTTGATTGCTATTGAGGCTAGTGTTTTGAACTCCTATGGGCAAGAAGGAGTAAATGCATTAGCATCTGCGACCCCAAAAGATAGTAGATTAGCTGCGTCTTCGTGGGGTTATAAAGTGTCTCAAACAAAGTCCG